TCCAAACCTTCACAGGCTTGTTTAGTTCTCTTTTGTGTGATGTTCGGAGCCATTGCTATTGCTAGGAACCCTCGGGTCTTAGTAGGCAATGGCTCCGCGCATGGATGGACCCGGCTGTTACCGGCTGGTATATCCACGTGCGAAACTGGCACCAAAGCCAGTTTTGCCATTCCTCATAGGGGATCACTCCTCTATGAAAAGGTTCGTGGTAAGAATGTTCTGCCTAGCGCTAGCCAGAAATTCTTTACCATCGAACAAAAGATTGGCCTTAGGGTCACTCTCAGGGATATGAAAATCCCTGGAAGTGACATTGAGAAGCTCCTTTCCAGACCCATAAAGGTCTTTAGGAGAATCGAAAGATGCATCGCTGCACTCGTCGATAACTTTCTCATTGCCGATCTCGAAGTCTTTATTGTGGGTAGCCCCAACATGAAGACTTTCAAGAAAGTAGTCAGGAAAATGTTTACGACAGGGACCTATTCCTGTTCGCGCATTGTCTCTGATTACAAAGAATGGTCCAACTATGTACTTCATAAGTACTCGCGGACCATTCTCATGGACGGAAAGAATATTTCGGAACCAAATCCGACAAATATTTTTAACCGTCTTAAGAACCTGAGCTCCGTCAAAAGGTTGCTCGAGGTCGAAGACGTGTGTTATCTGGATTGCCAAATCCTTTCCCACATAGTCTCTACACGGAATTTTCCTTACTGTGGCAAGAAGACACAGATTAAGGCTGAAGCCGTGTTTAAGGAGGCCATAACCCGTCGTAGGGTTACGACTCCCGAAATGATGGAAAAGATGCGTCACGCCGCTATCGCGGTTGGTCGCAAGATCCGTTCCATCGATCCTTCCCTTCCAAGTGAGAGGAGCAATCACATATCGCTCGTTTCATCTGGTGAGAAGGATTATAAGGTCAAGGATGGTGCGCAGGCGAAAGCCACCATTGATGCCCTTACAGGTTTTGTTTCGAGGGAGTCCACACGGACTGAGACAATCTCGACTCCTTTTGGAGATGCCCGCTTTGTGGCGGGCGTCCCCATATGGAAAACCTTGTTCCGAGACCCGGATGAGGAAGCCCTCATGCTTGGGAATTGGTTACAGCCAAGATCGCTCGGCCTCGAGGAAGGCGTTGCGGAGTCTGGCCGGAATTTCTGGGGTCTCGATGAGACCGCAGGGAAGCAGATCCTCTACATTGCTTACACGCGTAAGAAAGAGGCGGATCTTTTTAGTGAAACAGAACCTATACCCCTTCGGGCCTCACCGATTGGTGAGCTCGGGGACAAGTGTCGCTGGATCACTGTATGTGAGTGGTGGCTGAATATTATTCAGGCTCCTTTTACTCACTTTTATTCCGATATTATTCAAAGGCATCCATATGCATGGACGTCTTTCAATAAGATGGATCAAACTTGGGAGGCGGCAAAAGCCCTCCTCCTAAAGTACAAAGGAAGGAATGTGCCCGAGTGGGTCCATTTCATGTCCTCTGATCTAACCAATGCTACGAACTGCCAAGATCGTGTGCTTTCAAAGGCCCTTTTGGAAGGTGTCCTTGAAGGTTTTGGTTACAGTCTATCGGAGTACGACCGCGAGGTCCTATCTCTTCTAGACGTTGATCGTGAACTCTCGTTCCCTGACGGGACGGGAGTTAGATCAACTAACGGGATCTTTATGGGTGAACATCTCGCGAAGATTTCACTCGTAACTCTTGGACTCTGTGTCGAAGAGCTCTCCTATAGAGAGACCCGTAACTTCCCATTTTTCGTGAATGGCGTCTTTTCAGACGTTGGTTCGAATGATGGAAATAAAGAGGACTGGTGGCGTTTCTTCCATTTGGGTGGAGACGATCACCTAGCCGGAGGTCCCTCCGACTACCTTGATAGGATTACCTCCAATTACCTTGCTTGTGGATCGGAGATATCCGTCAACAAGCATGGCAAGTCAAGGAGATGTGTGCGCTACTGCGAGCGCATAATTAACCTTGATCAGAGGATCAGAGACAAGGACACCCTACGTGCCAACTTCTCTGCCCCTCATGAATCCTTTATAGTCGACGGCATTAAGTGCCGCCTCCTTGCTAAAGACGACGCCGTCTCGAACAAGGCTCAGGATACAAATACAGCCATCGGGAAGGCGAAAGCCTTCTCAGGTTGCATTAAGTGGCTCCCTCATGACAATGTCCTCTGGCCGGAAGGCAAGGTGACACTCATTAGGAACCTCTTTATAATGCGCATGGGGGGAAATCTCCCCAACCGCATTAATGAGCCAAAGCTACATTCCATGGCATTCCTGCCAGTGGAGTTAGGAGGCTTTGATTTGAACATGGACGGTCCTAGCGATAAGACCGAAACCCTCGAGTGGCTTGATAAGTCACCCGACGTGATCAAATGGATTGTGAACGCCCT